CTTCCATGTCTTCCATTTCACTGTCTTCCATGTCTTCGTCTTCGTCCATTTCGATCTCGTAAACTATTTCATCTTCTTCTTCTTCCATTTCTTCTGTATCTTCATCCTCGGACATTTCTGATTGACTGAAAATGTCAGCAATCATCTGATCCAATTCTTCGTCAGAAATTTCGTCATCTGAAACTTCAACGTCCATGTCCATTTGCTCTTCCATCTCGTCGGTCATAGAGTATTCCTCTACTTCACCTTCCAATTGAATGATATATTCGACATCTTCGTTTTCATCCTTGACATGGACTTGATTATCGTCTTGTTTGACAATAATTCCGTCCTCATCACTCATAGCTTTGAAAATCTTTAAGATTTCCTCGTCAGATGATCCTGTAAGATCGATTGGTAGTTCATCGTCCTCAAAGTCAAGATCCAATTCAATTTCATCCTCATCGGAATCCATATCCATTTCACTATCCTCATCGGATTCTTCCTCTGAATCCATATCAAGTCCCATAATGTCCTCAGCATCTTGCTCGTCCATTTCGGTCATATCCATTTCTTCATCGTGTTCAGCCTCCTTAAGAGACTCTTTTACTAGTTCAGAGATTTCTCGCTTCATTGTGGAAGCTAGTATTCCTTTTGCATTTTCAGTCACTACTTGTTCCAAATTTTTCATTTGGAGTAGTGCTTCTTCGACTAATGACTTGTTGTCTGCCATAATTAAATTGTGAATAATTTACCATATAAATATATCCATATTATAAAAAATTCACTATTTCACATATTACAAGTAAATTAAAATAAAAAATCCCCCAACTTTCGTAGGAGGATAATTGTTATAAAGGTGTAAAAACTATTTTTCTACAACCTCATCGATTTTACTTTCAGATACCGAAGTGATTCTCCAATCGTGTTGGTACCCGAGGTATTTAGCGGTTACTTTTGATTCAACGTCAGTAACAGAATAACCCCTTACGAGTTTTTCTTCTCTGATTTTTTTTATTCTACCGGTGTTTTCATCAGGTAGATCATAGGTGATCTTTGCTACAAAATATTTTTCGTCCATGGTTTTGTTGTTTTATTTATTTGGTTAAATAATGGTTCAATTTATTCAACAAGTCAATAGAGCGATTCATACCTTTTCCCGTGGATGTTGATGTAGATGACAATCTCTCGATCTTTTCTTCTTCTAAGTTTTCTTCGAAATTGTTTCTCTCTTTCACATCGGTAAATAGGTATGCTCCTGGTGTAGATGGTGAAGATACCAAATCAAAACAGATAAGTTCGAAATCGTCTTGTACCTCATTTTGTTCACCGACCTTCTTTAGTGTTCCAACACCACGAGAGGAGATACCGAGGGTAACTCCTTGTCTAAGAAGGTTAGCCGCTTGGTCACCTTTTGTAGACACCACACCTCTTTCATGGAACCCTGGTGATGTCAGAAGTTTTAGTTTACCCATTAGGATATTACCATCCCACCATATATCGGTGATCGAGTGTGACACCCTATCTAGATCTATCAGGGATGATTCAGGGTGGTTTAGCTCCGATAGGGCGACACCTTTGTCGATTAACTTTTTATAGTTTACCGCCTCACGCTTGAGGATTCTCTCAGGATAGGTACGACCATTTCTATTTGGTGTATTGTATTTCTGAAGTACAGCGAAGAACTCAAAAGGTTTTGAGTAATCCATAATATTTTTATTCGATTCTTCGATAATGGATCTGTTGAGTTCGTGGGTGGGAGAGATATGTCCCGCATCCATTTCAACTAGAATTCCCTTACCGATCTCACTCGGACCTAAAATTTTCATATTATTATTTAAATAATAAATATACTGTTATAGTTCTTTTACTTTTTTCGATAGGGTAAAGTCAAAATAAACAGATTTTTTAAAACTACTGATGTAGATTTTCTTTGCTATTCTCTTTAGTGCTAGTCTTAGTTTTGGGTCTTTGAAGTCCATTATGGTATTGAAGAAAAGGGTAATTTCTAAGTTCATAAAACTTTTTTTTCCGTATAGTATACCACTTGTTCTAAGGTCTAAATCCACAATATTTTGTTCTTTAAACATGGTATTATCTATGGAGTCATAAATAGAATTTTTTATGGATTTTCCGAATGTAGAAACCACACGTTCTACATCATCGTATTCATACTTGGGAGTTACCCAACTTTGAATGTTTAAGTAAATTGACTTTAAGTTTTTGGAATCAACTGTTCCAAAGTTTATTTTAGCGTCAGGAAATCCTACTAAACGTGAGGTTTTACCTTTTTTCATATATAATATTTTCGTACAAATCGTTTATTGATATTGAAAATATACTAACAATATTGGTATTGGTCAAATTTTTATCAACATCTGATTATTTATATGATATGCTTGTAATCCCTGTTCAGAATAATAATATTGAAAAAGCGCTGAAAGTGCTCAAAGGAAAGGTGATTCGTACCAAACAGTTAACATATTTACGAGATCGTCAATACTACGAAAAGAAGTCTGTAAGACGACGTAATGAAATAAAGAACGCCGTGTACCTACAGGGTAAAAAAGATCGGGAAACCTACTGAATATTGTTGTAGAGACTATAAAGTCTTACATAATTCACCTTTGAGTATTCTTCTTTCTGTATAAGTTCGATTGTCTCTGTCAACCTACTTTTCGTAACATCATCCTCAACCGAGGTAATCTTCGATAGAGATTCCAAAGTTTTAGATTTTAGGTCTGTGAACTCTTTCGACAATTCGGTATCTTCTGTCATCAAAACTTTCAACAAATCTTTTTGAGATACCTCATCCAACTTTTCAATATAATTTTTAAGTTGATTTTCTGCAATTCTAAAAATAGACTCAAGTGGTAAATTTATTGTCTCTGAAACTTGTTTTTTCTCCATCAAGTTATTTATGATTTTTTTTCTACTTGATACTGATTCTAAGATCGTATCTGATTTTACATAAAGTAAATTATCAATATCCTCATATTGGTTTTCACAGACGGTTCCTTTCAACCATTTTTTGATATCCGTAAGACTTGTTTTTTCTAAACTCTTTTCGAGTTGACGAACACTTTCATTTACATAAAGGTTAGCAAGTTCCTTGTCTAAACCCTGCTTAGTGTTTAATTGATTATAGATGTGAAATGCTGAACCAACTTTCTTATTCTCCAAAACATGTTTTTTGAAGTCTTTCATCTCTTTTTGAAATAGTTCATCCACGTAGGAATTGACCATCTTTTTTTCTATTTTTGATAATATTTCACCGAATCTCATTTGTTGTCTTTTTTTATAAATATTATTAGTCCATGATTTTACGGAGTTCGTTCTCGATCTCACCCAAAAATCTTTTCCCTTTTTCTAAGTCGATTTCACTTATTGTTGTAAAATCATCTCTTTCTGTAATTACATTAATTCTTTTCTCTAATGATTCAGGTGTGACTTCACCACCAACTTCAGCTGGTATTGGTGCTTCATCAGTACCTAATCCACCAGCGTCGAACTCAGTGTCAGTAGTCTCGGTTTCACCCGTAATAGTCTTTCCGCTATTTCCGTATAGTTTATCAACCGTGTCGAATATGCCAGTTCTTGTAATAACATTTGCAGTATTTTGAATCTCTGTAGCGACCGCCTTTTCAACTCGTTGTTGTTGTAAATCAAGTTTAATTTCCTCGTCAGAAAATCCTAAGATGTGTTTCTTAGCCCAAGACTGTGATACTGGTGCAATTCCTTCAATAGGCATAACCGCATCTTTGTATAATAACATTTTTTCTTTCCAAACGTCTATTGTCAATAGATCGGCCTGTTTGGAAGGGTTAGTCAAACTAAGTTGAAAAGATCCAAGTTCATCTTCAAACCCGAGAAGGAATAAGTGAATGATCGCGATTTTATTCAATTCAGCGACCATAGATTTTTGTATTCTATTAATGGTACGGGCAAAACGAATGTCTTGTAATGACAAACTTCTTCCATCACCAACAACCTCTTCAAAACCTAAAAATGCTTTAGGTATTCTTAGTGCTGTAAGTAATTTTTTCTGAATATACTCAATGTCGGCAATTTCCGATAAGTTCTGAGCACCTTGTAAGGTTTCTATTGGGTTAGGTGCTGATGGATCACGAACAGGGATAAAGAAATCTTGATCCACGGCCATTTGATTGAATCTCATATCGACATTACCTGTACTCGAATCTGTTACCATATCTTTTTTGAACTGAGCCGCAAATCTTTGTACATATGGTTGAATGTCACCATCGTCCATGTTACCAACATAAACCTTAAACACACGTCGTTCAGGTGCCCTTGATACTCGATACACTAACATCGCATCTTCACCGAGAATTAATTGTTTCCAAATCCTTCTTGCTTTTTCTAACATCGATGTACCATATGGTAATTTTCTATCGTCACCCAATAATCTGAAGTGAGCTATTTCCCAAGAATTAAATTCGAGTTGTTTGTTTTTCCAAGTAAAAGTAAGACTTTGAGCCTGATCTCCTGTACCAGCCATCGCTGCTCCTGAAGTTGCCTTTCCTCTCATACCAACCTCAACACGTTCGACCTCGATATTAGGAAGTTGTAAACAACCAACCACACCTTTTTCAGGATCTAATTTCAGAAACACAAAATTGTCACCATATTTTGTAGCGTTTCTTGTCCACATTGGTAGATTCGTGTTAATATCTAAAGCATTATTGAATAAGTCACCCAAAATAGATTTAACCCGAGTTGAGTCTGAATAGATTTGTAACATATAACCATTCTCATCGACGGTTGTAGATTCCTCGGCATATGTATCAAGAGCCGCAGATATTTCTGGAGTGTTATGTGAAAAAATAGTATCAGTTGCAAAATTTTTGTAACCTGGTACTGTTAAGTCATAGACAGGAATTACACCATAGGGTTCTATTGATTCAATTTTGTGATTTAAATTGATTACATCACCTTTAGTTTTTGCTGTGGAAAATTTTGATTTTTCTATACCGTAAGCCTCTAAAAAAGTTTGCCAATCAGAATAACCTGAGTTAACAATTTCTCTTTGTACTTTTCTATATGAAACATTTAATTTTATTGCTGTTTTTTTGAGAGTTTTTTCACCCCTTGCAGTCTCTATAATATTATCAAAACCAATTGGAAAGTAAGATGGATTGTTATTACCCGATCGTTTACCATCCCAAGACATTTTACCCTTTCTTTTAGCAACCTCAGACATTTTTTTCCTAAAATCAGGGTTTGACCATAATTTTTCGTTATTCAATTTAGCATGATAAGATCTATGTTCAGAAATTTTCATTATCTGAAGATTTTCAGGTTGATTATTTTTACCGTTAAAATCTATATGATGAACTTCTTCATCTTTTTCTATTGATGTATCATAAAACCATTTAGCAATTAAATTGTGTTCAGAAACCCATCCATTATGACCTTCGTTTGAATTACAGGTATAGATCCAATTATATTTTTTGTTATTATAAAATGATTTACGATAAAACGGCATCATTGAATCTCCTTTTTGTAAATTCATAACTCT